ACTTTTTTGGACCTTTGGTTGATTCCCATCCAGGTATTCTAGATAAACATTCATTGATTTCGCGTGATTTAGCTTTTGTTATTAAAGCCTTATTCTGTTGCAAACATTCACACCATACTTCTATTGCTGATATGCGTGTTCGCACTTTTAAATCATCTTTATTTGATGTGTCTCTAAATTCATCAGTAGCATTGATCCATTGAGTACGTTCTGGAATTGACAATTTATCCCAGTTAGATGGTATAGGCGTATTTAAATAAACTTCAATTAAACCTAGCATGTCATTATCTTCAGAGTGTGATTGTTGTAAGTCTTGAGCCTTTCTAAGTGTTTCATCACTTAATCCATTAATGGATTCACCCTTTCTATAAATTTGCACTGCTTCTGCCCACACTTGGTCTCTTTCTTCATCAGTAAAATCATCCCATACTTTTTTTACTCTTTGTTCTATGTGGGTATCAATTACCCAGAACCTTCGTCCACCTGTTGAGTCATTTAAAAATTCATTATCATTAGTTGTTCCTATAAAAATACATTGACGCTTATTAACTGTAACATTGCGTTCATAAGCCTTTCTGTAAGTATCTACTTGCTTCGATATGTACTGTTTAATAGTTTCTCTTTCACTTCTTTTTAAAGCTGTAAGTTCTCCCATTTCCATAATCCATACGCCGTCTAGTGCTTCATACGATTCCTTGCCTTTTACATCTGTTAAAGTATCGCTAAACCACTCGCCGCCTAATCTAGCTAATAACATTGACTTTCCTATCCCTTGCGGTCCTACCAATGTAAGCATAAAGTCAAATTTACATCCAGGATTAAAAATTCTTGCCACAGCTGCAGCTAATGTTTTTCTTGTAATCTCATAAGTATATTCGTTTCTATCTGCGCCGAGATAATCGCAAAATAGACTTTCAACTCTAGGCTTTCCATCCCATTTAAGACTATTCAAATATTCTTTTACAGGATGATAAGCACGTTCATTAAATACTAAATTTTTTGCATCGAGAATTTTTTGTTTTCCTTCGATGCTATAAGCTTCTTCAACGTACCACATTAATCCGGCATCATCGACATCAGTCCAGCATTCGCTATTTCGTACCCATGGCAATTTAGAAGTAACTATGTACCTCCCATTAAAGAGGTTTAATTTTCCTAGGCCATTTAGTCTAGGATCGTTTTTTAAAATTAAAATTAAATTGTTACGTGTAGTTTCAATTATTCCATTTTTACCTACCGTAAGACTTTCCATCCACTTTGTGTCTAATTCTTCTTCTGGTGCGATTTCTTCGTCTTGGGGTGCAAATTCTTTAGCTGCTTCAGATTGTCGCTCCTTAGCGATTGTAACCCTGACTTCTTTATCAGTTCTTACTAAGTCCATCATCATATTCCATGATGGTAATTTATTAACTGGAGTTCCTTCTTTTGCTTCTGCATCTTCATCGTGGAATTTATGAATTCTCACTAAATCAAATGCATTGCATAGCATTCCTCCAGTTGGGTCAGTTGAGTGATTGCTGTAAGCGAATTTATCCTGGTAAATTACTAATCCACCATAAGTTGAACCTTTTACATAAGTGTATCGACCTTTTCCAGCTTCTACATATTCATCCGGGATAAATTTTTCTATTGCTTCTTGGATGCTATAAGTTCTACAAAATGCACCAATCAATCCCTCTTTTTCTAATGGATCACCTTGCTTGTCTGCTGTTTTAGCTCTTACTTTTTCTGATCTACTGGATTCAGGCCAATAGCTTGTATCTTTCCAATCTGGATATTTTGCAAGTACTGAGTCGGCATCCAGAATAGGATTATCAAGAACTCTATAAAAGTAATTAATATCTTTAGGAGTTGAGGGCCAGAACATTAGTCTTGCTGGTTCGTAAGTAGTGTCATCGAAATAATCCATTCCTATTTCCGAAGCTAATTTCCTTGCTATTGCTTCATATTCTTCAGGACTAACTTTTCTATTTAGAGGTATTACTAATCTAATTCGAGGTGTTTTTTCCGTGTATTTATGTGTGCCATAAGCTACAAGAGCATAGGTTGTTAATGATTCTATATCATTCCATAAATCAGGCGTGCCATAGTCTATATCAAGTGTGACAATGGATCTATTTTTTACGAATTCATTTTTTCGTGTTCCGTTTCTTAATTCACCGCCTACAAAACCACCCACATCTTTTATCTGAGCTTGTTCATCTTTTTTCATTGAGACGTAGTCATTATAAGTTTCATAGGTTTTAACTGTTTCACTTAATCTATTAACTAGTTCTTGCCATGTTATGACTATATTTTTCCATCTTGTTTCTTTGCGCGATTTTCCTATTGCAATGCTTAGTTCAAATCTGCTCCCATTCTTTAAAATCATAAATTATTACCTCTATCTTTAAACCTCAAATTGTACATGGGCTTTCTTACTCTTCCGTGGCAGTAATCTAATGCCGTTTGATAACTCATGAATAGAGCTTTTCCAGCTTCTCTTGCTGATCTATAAGTTTCGATGACATTTCCTTCATCATCTAATCGTTCTACTTCAATTGAACGACTAGGGCAGTACCCCGTTTTAGAGCCCGCCTTTTTTCGACTAACCCATTCTAAGTTCTCAACCCACACATGCTTCCATTTTCTATCTTTTATTAAAACGATTTTCTCGTCAGCTGTGTGTGGGATAAACACTTCAGCAATTAGTCTAGATAAGGCAAATTCTTTATTACCGCATTTAACTGCAAGCATTTTTCTATTTGCTTTACCTTTTTTGTTAAATCTATTTTTTGCATAAGGATGAAGTATTTTATATATTCCACCTTGTAATTTCTTTCTTACTCTTCCTTGATTGGAGCATTCATAGCTCTTTGTTCCTGGAACTGGTAACCACCTTTCGCCTTTAAATACAAAAGTTCCTAAGGTTATTTCATCCCATAAAACTTCGTATTTATGATGTGAGCCCCAGTTAGCTTCAAACTCTGAACGCACACAATTTCTTTCGTAGCTTGTTTTAGCTGCTTTCCATTTTGAAGTAGCAACTAAAGCATCAATATAGATGTTATCTTCTCTTTTAAAATAGTGCTTTAGTAAATACTTCTTTATTTCTGCTTCCGTTTTACCTTCAGCAGCTAATTTATATGCAACTGTATAACTACATCCATTGCGTTTACACCATTCATGAAGTGTAATACCTTCGATTTCATATTTATGGCGATATATTATCTTTTCTTCAAGCATAAATATCTACCTCTAATCTTTCATGTAATATTTAGTTGTATAGCCTTCAGCATTAAGAATTAGTCCCTTGATCCATTCAACATCTTTTAATCGCATAATGTTTCTGATTTCTTCTAAGGCTTCAGCTTGTCGGCTTTCTTCCACTTCGATAATTACTTCATCGTGGATATGGAATTGTGCATTATACCCTTTTGCTGATAAATTAAGCATTGCGTTACCCAGGCAGTCTCTAGCTGTTGCTTGTACTATATTTTCAACTATTTTTCCACCATAAGTTTCTGTGCGTTCCCACCTTTTTGTTTCTTGGTTTGTACCCATATAAGTAATGCTTTCTCGTCCATTTCCTGTCTTTGTTAAAATAGCTTTGTTGTAAGCTATAGATCTTCCACTTGGAAGCTTGATAAATAAAGTGTCTTTTATCATTTTAAAAGCTATTCCATGTGGTCCTTTTACAATAGTTCCAGGATATCTAATGGCATTCTTTGCATTTGCTTCGGTGTCATACCAGAACTTTACTATGTGCGGATTAGCAGCACGCCAGCTATCAATTAAGCTTTGCTTTTCTTCTTCTGGTATATCATTGTTAGAGTCCATTGCACTTAAAGCTCCTACTCCTCCTTGATAACCACAAGCTAGTTGAGCAATTTTTCCTTTTTTTCTTAAGTCGCTACCATGCGTAACTGATTCGATTGGAACGTGAAACATTTGAGCCGCTGTAGCTTCGTAAATTTTGCCATGTGTTGCAAATACTTCTTGTACCCACTTTTCACCAGCTAACCAAGCTATTACTCTTGCTTCAATCGCTGAATAATCGGCTACTGCAAATGTGTAGCCATCTCTTGCTATAAAAGAAGTCCTTATTAATTGACTAAATACATCCATAGGTGATTTATAAAACATTTCTATTAGATCAAAGTCATTGTTAAGAACCAAATTTCTTGTGAAGTCTATTTTATCTAATTTGTTTTGCGGTAGGTTTTGTAATTGGACTATTCGTCCAGCCCATCTACCAGTTCTATTTGCCCCATAAAATAGGAGCATTCCTCTTACTCTTCCATCATGGCAAACCGAACGAGTTATAGCTGCGTATTTCGTAACGCTAGTTTTTCCCAGTTCTTGTCTAATTTCGAGAAAACGTTTGAGTTTATTTGTTTCTTCAGGTGGTAGTTTATCCCACCCTTCATTGATTTCTTTTAAAATAATTTTTATATCGTTTTTAGTTAGTGACGTTAAATCTGAATAACCTAAGCTTTTAATCCAGGCTTTTGCTTGTGACAAACTTTGCGGATTATCTAACCCTGATATTGTCTTAGCTTCATTCATTAAAGCTTCAATATGGTAATCATTATAATTTAGTATGTTTTGAGCAAGTGTAAGGTCAACGAGAACTCCATAATCATTTATTCTTTGGTCTAAACACCATAACGCTCTTTCCATTGGCTTAGTTTCTGGATAAGCCTCAAGCCTTTTATCGATTACTCTTTCAGTTGCAACATCTTGCTTACAATATTCTTTAAATAATTCCCATCTTTCTATATAATGCCATGGCATATTTCTTGTTCTTCCGCCGTTAGCTTTAGTGGGTTTACATGGTTTACAAAAATACTGAATAAGAGCTTTGCCTGTTTTTAATTTCTTTTGATCTTCTTCAAGTCCTAATGCTTCGCCTACTGCTTCCAGGCTTCGTGGAAGTCCCAGTTCTGATGCACGAACTGCTGAACACACCCATTGCTCTGGTGGCATTTCCGTTTTTAAATATTTTTTAAGACAATTTCTTTCGAAGTTTGCATTGTGTGCCTTTTTTATAATGGTAGGATCTGCTAGGGCTTGTACTACCATTTCAGGTAATACTTCGCCCTGGCATAAGTCTACTATTTCTACTGGATCATTATTAAATGCAAATGCTACTAATAAAATTTCAAATGATTCATCATCTATATAACGGTATGAGCCACAATCCACAATGTCTATTTCACTATAAGTTTCAAGATCAATATGTAATTCTTTGTTATTAGAATTCTTCATCGTCGTCTTCGTATTCGAAGCCGTCACCGAAGTCTACTTCAGGTGATTGTCTTCCACCTAAAGGTTCACCATCAGCTAATTTTTGAACGTTATTAAGTCCTGCAGCAATTCCTTTATTTCCATTTGTGTTAAATGCAAAGAAGTTGATTGATACACGGCCATAGCAACCGCTATAAACTTCATCAGCATCAAGAATAGGATTACAATTTCTATCAACTACTCCTGGCTTTGTTGAGCTTGTTGCATTAATAAAATAACTATTAGCATAAGCTTCATCATCTGCTCTATCTTCATCACCATCTCTTAAAGGTGTCTTTAGGTTATTTGGAACTTTACCTCCAAACTTAGAAGCACGACCATTTTCAATTGCGGCATTAATAGCTGCTTTGATTTTTTTAATTAATTCTTTGTCTGTTTTAGGAATGATGATTGATACACTGTATTTTTCATCAGAACCATCGCTAATTGCTACTGGTTTATTTACATGAACGTATGATAAGCGAACCTTTCCTGTTACTACTTTTGTTGCTGTATTTGGATTTTGATTTTGTGCCATTTTTAATTCCTCCTATTTGGCTATTTATTTTTTCTTTGTTCTCTTCTTCGACAATTTTCAACGTGAGTAATTAGTTCTAAATTGTCTTGTGAAGGGTTACGTCTATTCGAGTCTAAGTGGTCAATTGATAATCCTAGTTCCCTAAGTGATGTTGCTCCTTCTGGTATTTTGTTATGTTTACAATCACCGAATAGCTCTACCACTTTTATATGGGTCAAAATATGCTTTCTTCCTGGTGATATGGTCACTCGGCTATACCCACTGCTATTAGGGGTTTGTTTCATAATCCTTTTGTGGCTCATACTGTACCAGCGTCCCTTGTTTGAAAGTGCATAACCAGGAAATGCTAGGATCCATTGTTCATCTTTTAATTTTCTCGATTTAATCTTTAAAGTCTGCGACTGCTTGAGCTGTGGCATCATAAGTTGGTCTCTTATCACTTTCAGGGACTAGCGTTGGCTTGCCTGCTGGTTTATCAACTAATGAGCCTAATACTTTTGCAAAGTCTTTTTTACCCATTAAAGATTCAACAGCACTGATTCCTTTTAGCTTCTTCTCATAAATTAATGAAGCATCATAACCTTCAGCTTCGAGAATATCAGCTACCTTTTCTTCATCTTTCCACTTTCTAAGTGAACGACCTTCTACTACTTTAAAGCCTTTAAATTTTTCGCCTTTAATTGCTTGATTAAGTGCGAAGTCTTGGACTTGCTTTGCCCAGCTAATAATTCCATCTAATTCGGGTAATAATTCTTCTAATTGTTCCTTAGTTAATAAATCAGGACTTTTTAAATCCGCCATTAGCGGTGTTTTTATTTCTTCCATTTGTGTGAACCTCCTTATTTGCTTAAAATGGATGCAATAGTGGTTAGCATGTGATTAGCACGTGCTTTGCATAAAGCTCTAGCTTTACAGAATTTGCACTGATCAGCACCTGGACAATATGAGCCTTTATTCTCATCTGCCATTTTTGCTTTTTTTGCAGTTTCCTTAGCCCACTTTAACAGAGCTTTAGTTGTTATAATTTCAGTTGATATGCTGTGAAGTCTTGGCTGGATTATATTCATTTCCACTTCTTCAATTTCTTCATATATCCACCCGTAATCTTCTAAAGCACCGACAGCGTATAACCTTAATTGCGAGTTATCTTCAGCCTCTACAAGTACGCCTTTACCATATTTCAGATCATTTATAATCAGGCGCTTACCTATCAGTAGGCAGTCAATTGTCCCAAATCCATCAGGAACATATTTTGAAAAATTAACCCGCTCTTCGATAAACATCATAGGAGTGTCGCCATCAAGTATCATTTGTTGATATTTTTCAGTTACGAACTCCACGTATGTCATCACGTTGGAATGCATTTCTGGATTTTCTTTTTTTAATGCTTCCGTAAATTTATTTAGTTCTTCAGTTTTGTTTTTTCTTAAAAAATTTAAAATTGTTTCTGCAGCAGAGTGCGCCTTTGTTCCTTCTTCAGCGTATTCGCTTGATTGTTCAGGAAATAACGATTCAAGAGCTACGCTTCTAGGACAATTCATCCATCGCTTTGACCCTGAAGCAGAGAGTTTTGCGTGTACCTCAGGCATTTCCTATAATGCCTTTGCTTTTTCGATTACAGCTTTAAAGTCTGAAGGTTTTAAGTCACTTACTTTTTTAACTCCAAACTCTTCTAAAATTGCATGACATCCAGTTGAACTACCTACACGGTGTTTAGCTTCAGCAAGTGCAGTACGTACATCATCAGCTGTATAAGTTGTTTCATCTTCTGATGTTTCTTCTACAGGTGTTTGTTTTGGCTCTTCTTTTTGTGCTACAGGCGCTTTTACTTCTTTCTTGGCTAATTCTTCAACCACTTCACTAGAAGCTGTTACAGTGGCTGTTTTTGCCTTTGTGTTACTTTTAGCAGCAGTAGCTTTAATAGGTAGTACTCCGACTAATTTGCTAAGTACATCAAGTGTGTTTTTCTCTAATGAGATTTCTAATTCGATTTTCATTTTTTTTCCTCCTTAATCATCGAATGGTTCCCAGTGTCCTCCGTCAGTTAGAATTTCTTTATCGCCAGTTTTTTCATTGATTCGATAAGTAGCTTTTCTTTCTGGCTTTGTGATTACTGGTTTTTTCTTTTTTGCTGGCACTGGCTTGTAGTACATGGCTATCAGTTGTGCTAGCGATTTTTTCTGATACCAGGATTCTGAGTAAGGATAAATTTTCATTAACTCTTCAGTAATTTGCATTCTTTCTATCTCATCCTGAGTCATGTACTGTGTGTTGTAGGTCTTCATTTTTCTTCCACCTTTTTTGCTTCAGCTAATTTGGTTTCTTGTTCGTCTATTGCTTCCATCCTCTTCAGCATGAAATCGATAAACTGGTCCATAGCTTGTTTTTGCTTAGGTGTGAAATTTTTAATAATATCTTCACTATCCATAAGTTCACCATTTTTGTGTACTAATTTGTCTACAAGACATTAAAAAAAATAAAACCTTTCTTTTTTATAAATTTTTGCTAGTTCTTCAAGCTCGATAACTGTCCATTGAGTTTCCCCCTTAAGTTTTCGAGCGATAGAGATTTCGCTTAGCCCTAATTTTTCAGCTAAGGCTTTTTTAGTTGTGTCGTGAGCCCCCATCTCTCTTTTGATCTTATCAATTCTGATCATGTTAGTTTCCGTGCTTGACATCTTTATCACCTCCTTCTAATTCAATTAATTGATCTATGATATTGCAGCATTCAAATACGATTTCTACAATCGTCCACCTTTTATCTTCTTTACTTGGCGAGTGTGCTACATAATCACCTATGTGTCCGTAATCCCAGCCTATAATTCCAGGTTTATGTCTTAAGAAGTCTACGCTATTTTCTAGTTTTAAACATTTTTCGTAGTAATTAACGCCGCCATGTGGATGTATATATTTAGCTATATCCTCATAATCCTTTGCATTTGATAGCGGATGACCTTCTGGTAATAGAACATAAGCACATGGATGTGTTCCTATATAAATTACATAGAATTCATAATCCTTTCTTTTATCGTGGGCTAGTACTTCTCTGTTATGAGAATACTTATATTCAATGGTTCGATTAATATCCATGCATGTTGCTCCTTCTAATAAATTTGTAGGTCGCCCTTGTTGAGTATTGTCTACATTTGTTCAAACTTGATACACAGTGCTCGCGAGTTCGCGTATCTTGTAGAGGCGACATAATTGCTGATATGCACAGCTGCATTGTTTCTTGTCATTACGCTCACTAGAAACAAAAGACCAGCGGATACGTTCTAACGGACTAAGTATCATCCCGTGGAGTTGGAGTCCAGACCGCCTATGGCGGTTTCGTATTAATTTTCAAATACTCTTCAGTGGACCTTAATTCTCTTTTTTATCCAATGTAATGCTATCTGGTAAATAAGTTTTGCTTTCATCAATATCAATTGTCTTATGCATCATTTCATAAGCATTAATAATGCAACAACTTAGTGTATTAATTTCTTTTTGTCCCGTTACTTTTATCTCTAAAATTTTCCATGGACAATTTATGCAGCCATTAACTCCTCTTGTTTCGCATAGGTTATGGAACAGTTCATCAAAGTTGCAATCCTTAATTTCTTTTTGTTTTGATAATTTTTCTAATCCAACTAAATAATCGATTGAAACGTTAAAGTATTTAGCTAACTTAGTTGCAACTCTTATGTTCATACGACGATTACCATTTTCTATTGCACTTAATGTTGAATTGGTTATACCCGTAAATTCTTCAAGTTTTCTTAGCGTTAAACCATTTGATTCTCTTAAAGCTTTTAATCTATTATGAGTTTTATTCATCGTTGTCTACTCTCTTTCTTTTAATGCTAAATGCATATAAATTGGATATTTTATGCAAGCATCTTGATGGTGTTCGAGCTGATGTATCACCCATGTGATACCAGACTCGGTAATCATAAGTACCATTTTCGTTTTTACATACTTCTTTAACCTCACCTAATTCATATCTATCGCCATTTTGATAAATTACAATTTCACCTTTCTTATAGATTGGTTCTTCTTCATTATTCATGTTTAATAACTACCTCCTTATTTAAAATCCTTTTCAGCTTTGAATTTTTGATAACACTCTTCGCAACAAAAGTTATGCCATTCATCATCAACTTTTCTATTAATCCATCCATCATTTTTAAAACTGTCTAAGCAATCATAATAATCGCAGTAATCATCTATTTCAGCTTCTTCTGTATTACCGCACTGATCACACTCAATTATTAAAGTTGACCATATTCTATCTAGCATTTTTATTGCCTCCTAATTTATTAATTGCTTTGGAACAACTAGAAGGTTACCTACTACATCTATACCGAATAAATCATTTGCTAATTCGTTATAAGGCCTTTCTTTAAGTAGCCCTTCTTCATCAACTATGTAATAAAATTTGTCATCTTCTAATGGATACATTTCTATAAATCCGCCAGCCCATTTTTGAAGTTCTTTAAGTGTTACATTTTCTTTAGTTCTATTAAGTTGAAAAGATACAGAATTATCAGTTCCTAAAATCATAATCATATTAGTTTGTAATCCTGATAAAAATCCTCTTGCTATGATTACGTACTTGTTACATTCATCGCAACAGCGAGTTCCTCTAAATGGTGATGGACTGTGTCCTACACCTTTTATTTCTTTTCCACAAATTGCGCATTTCATTTTGAAGTCCTACCTTTCGTATTAAGTATTTTTGAAATATTGATTTTAAATTTTCCCATCGCCTCTTTGTTACTGTGTTCAACAATTGTGCATAATGGACTATTCACTAATTTAATTAACTTTTTAAACTTTGATTTTTTCATTTTGAATAAGCCATCTGGATCAATGACCATATAGCATTTACTTGACTTATTAGGTTCAATTAAAAGCCATACTAAGTTTTCTTCTTCACTTTGTTCTGCAACTTCTAATGACATAACTTTGAATTGGTTTAAATCATTAAATGTCATTATCGCAATCCTCCTTTTCTAATTCATCGATTAGATCTTCAAATTCTTTTACATCCTCATCGCTAATATCGCTTGAACTAGATTCTTCTTCAGCTTCATCAACATCGGAGTAGGTATCATCCAAAGTATTAACAACGTCTTCTAATGAAAATTGCATATCATCCCAGTAATTTTCATCGTCTAAGTTATTAGCTTCTTCATAATTATTTCTAGCTTCATCCATTAGTTCTTCAAACCCTCTAGCTAAATCAAATAGCTTGTCTGCTAGTTCTTGCTTTCTTAATAAAAATTCTTCTTTAGTCATAAATGTGAGCCTCCTAAATTTTGTGTACAGCTTTGTCTACTGCTTGCTTATATTATTACTTTTGTTGATTTTTTTGTCAACAAGAAAGTTAATTTTATTTAATTTGTGTTTTATTTTGTCTACTAAATTGTTTGTTTTTAGGGTATAATTAGTTTGTAAATTAGTGAAAAGAGGTTCTATTTATGAAAAATGACAGATTAAAAAATTTACGTGTATCCCGTGGTTTAACTGTTAGAGAGCTCGCTGAAGATGTAGGAATTGACTTTTCCATTATCAGTGCAATAGAAAACGGAAGACGTAAATTAAATGTTACCTACGCATCAAAATTAGCCGATTATTTTCATGTTGATATAGATTTTTTACTTTATCACACTGAGGCTGACTTATTAGATACATTTGAAGAAAAATTATTGACGATGTTCAATGAATATGAGAAATCAAATAGCTGTGATAAAGATAAGCACTTACGATTAGCTTGCATGAAAATGGTTTTAAACTTAACGGCAGCTAATGTTGAAATTGCTTATAATCACTTAAAATTTTTAGAAGCTCAACAAGATTTTGGAAGTGGTAAATAATGATTTGTGCAGCTTATGTTCGTTACTCTTCCGAAGGTCAAAGAGATGGCTATTCAATTGAAGCCCAATTAAATGCTATAAAGAATTATTGTGAGCGTGAAGGCTATACGCTTTCTTTTACGTATGCCGATGAAGCTCGTTCTGGAACTATTGACGATCGTGCAGAATTCCAGCAAATGATTACCGATGCAAAAGCTAAAAAGTTTGAATGCCTTATAGTTCATAAATTCGATCGTTTTGCTAGAAACAAATACGATGCTACTATTTATAAAAAAGTATTACGTGATGCAGGGGTTAGGATTATTTCTGTTTTAGAGCCTTTGGATAATTCACCAGAAGCTGGAATTATGGAGGCACTTTACGATGCCTTAGCTGAGTATTATTCTAAAAACTTATCACGTGAAACTTTAAAAGGAAAAAACGAAGCAGCTAAAAGATGCCAATTTTTAGGTGGTGGTTATGTCACATACGGCTATGCTGTTGAAAATAAAAAGTATGTCATAATTCCTGAAGAAGCTAAAATTATTCAGGAAATCTTTTCACGTGTTGCTTCTGGTGAGTCTTATGGATCAGTTTCGCGCTCTTTATATGATCGTGGTGTTAGAAATAGACAAGGCAGAATTATTTCATCAACCTCTATTTCTCGTATGCTTGATAATCCTATGTATAAAGGAACTTATATTTTTGGTCTACGAAGTAGGGACAAAACAAAAACACCCATCACTATTGAAGATGGATGTCCTGCTATTGTAAGTAAAGAATTGTTTGAACAGGCTTCTTCTATTAAGAAAAAGCACCAAGAAGAATGGTGGACTCATACTCGTGAAGTAAGAGCAAGAGAAAAAGAAACAACTTATTTATTAACTGGTTATATTTTTTGCGGAGTCTGTGGCTCAAACTATTATGGCCACAAATCTAAGAGCACTGGTCACAACAGAAAAGGCGAGCGCATTTATAAATATGAATACCACTCTTACCGATGCTCAAAAAGGCATTTAAAGACAGAAGCTTGTACAGTACGTGATTATAAAAAAATATGTGATAATGTATTTTTAAGAAAAGAACCGCTTGAGGACTACACCATAGAATTAATTGAGCGTTGCATTTCTAGCGACAGCATAATCGATTCCATTGTTACTTTATTAAAGGATGCACGCAAACGCCAAAGCGAACAATTATTTGATGTTAAATCTATTAAGAAGAGCATTCAAAAATTAGAAAGTCAAGAAGACAAATTACTTGATGCATATATTTCTGGTTTAATTAGTAAAGAAAAATACGAAGAACGTTTAAAAGATTGTAGAACAAAAAAAGCAAGCCTAAATCAAGAATTAGCACGAGTTGAAGCAGCACAAAGTAATAAGCCACTACCTACTACAAAGCAAATAAAAAGCACCTTTTTAAAGGCGCTTAAAGGTGATAAATCTGATATAGAATATCGTAAAATGTTAATATCAACATTTTTAGAAAGTATAATAGTTTATCCTGACCGTTTGGAATTTACTTTTAAATTTCCTATTTTCAATGGCTCCTACTCTTCATCAGTAGGGTCTGACATTTTCGTGCGCAGTAATACTACCGTCTCAACGATTGTACTTTTACGCACGAAAGTTTCTATGTCTGATTTCAAATTTAATATAATTGAAAATATTGATTTCACCTTTACAATTGCTTAGTCTAAAAGTTTTTTATTAATATCTTCTAGTGCATTTGCAATTCTTGTTAATAAATTTGTAATTTTATCGGCGTTTTTATCTAAGGCATCTTGGACATCTGCTGAAGCATCTTCAACTGATTCGATTAAATCATCAATATCAGAAGTAGGATCTTCATCTTCTACTTCGTCATCTTCTTCATCTTCAGCATCTTCTTTTTCAATTACTGGATTTTGAGTTTCTTCTTCGCCTAATGTTTCTTCTATAACTGGGTGGACAATTTTTACCTCATCCACTGGTTCAGAAAAAACAAAACGAGCTTTACTCTCTTTAATTTTCTTAACATCTTCAATAGAGCATTCAAGTATGTTAGCTGCTTCTTCTTCGCTAATCTCGGTAGCCTCTTTAATACGTGAATTGTATTTATAGAGCTTTCCTGATTTAGTTAAGCCAACGGCATGCTTGTCACATTGAAGAGCTTTTGATTCTAGGTCACCTAGATCTTTGTGTGTAGCAATTAATGCATAAAATCTTTTAACCATTGATTTTGATCTCCTTTTCTGCTGGTGCTTGAGTTCCTCCAGCTGACTTGACATTTGTAACTGTTGACTCTTCAACTGCGACCTCTTCTTTTTTCTCATCAGGCGCATTAACCCTTTTTGAAAACTCGATGAGCGATTCTAGTGTAGAGTCAATAAGTTCATCGTCATAAGCTATGCCATTACGGATGCAGTATTCTTTCGTCTTGGTAATCACCCAGGATTTTTTATCATTGCCTGTGTAATTGACGAATTGTTCCGCTTGTTCCATAAATTCAAGAATTACATTTTTAACCGTAATAATTCCTGATGTTGCATGTTCAAGTTTGCTAGCTATCTCTTGTGCTTTTTTATTGTTCGACTTTTTCAAAAGCATTGTAATAACACTAAGGATAATTACTATTGCTGTTAAAATTATCGAAGCAATTTTACAGATCTGACTAATTAATTCTGCGGACATGTTCGCTTTCCTTCCTTTCTGTCCTTCTACTATTTCTTTCACTTAAATACGGTCAAAAAAAGCAAATTTAATAGTATAAAATTTTTTTTTAATTTTTACGGACATTATGTTATGATCTGTGAGCCGAATTAATTATAACATATAAAAACTTTTTTGCATTTTTTATAAATATTTTTCAAAACTATTGACATAGTGCTAGCACTATGATATAATACATAATGTAAGGAGGTTAAAGAAATGACAAATAAAAAAGAAGTCCTAGAACTTCAAATCAAGTTAGAAATGATTAAACTTGTCCGTGATATCATTAAACTTGCTAAAAGTTCTAAGAAGAGCAAGTAATTGCTCTTCCCCCCTGTCCTAGGGCAGGGGCCCCTTTGGGGGTTGACTTCTATTATTATTGTATCATTTTTATAATAAAAATAAAGGAGTATTTTATCTATGGAAGAAAAAGAAAGAAAACTCACGCCACAAGAAAGATGGCAAAAAAAAGTTAAAATGGTTGATTTTGTGCTGCACTTTAATCCACAAACAGAAGGTGATTTATTAGCAGCGATTCAATCACAAGGTGTAGGCAAACAATCAGCCTATATTAAGCGTTTAATTCGCGAAGATTTAGAGAAATCTAAAAAGTAAAAAAAAGGAGCTTTAGGTTATTCCTAGGGCTCCTTTTATCTTAGGCATTTACAATTCTTTTAATATCTTCAAATAATACTTGATATGATTCTACTTCTACTTTTTGATCATGTGCATTTTGAATTGTGTTAAGTTGTGTTGGTGTAACTTCTAAAGAATTATTTTTGATGCGATATGCAAATAATAAGAAATTCCACAAACGTTTCTTTTTAAATGGTTGTATTTTCTTATTATTAGGATCTACATTAAATAAAAACTTATCATAGATATTAATTATGTATTTTTGTAAATTCTTGTCATGTAGCACATCATAGCGTTTAAAATTAGAGTCGTCGCCATATACGCATTTCATATCTGGGCATTCCACAATGAAGTATGCTTTCTTATAATCACAAACCCTATTCCAGTCACGTGGCGTATAAAAGCAGCATTCTACCGCTGTGCCATCAATTACAATAGGACTAAATGTTTCTGCCTTAGGGTTATAATAACTAACAATTACTTTAAAATCTAAATCGTTAGGATTTTCTAAGTATAAAGATGATCCTTCTTGTAAAATGCATTCAATTGTATTTCTTCTTATTCCTCTTCCCTCGAGTTCATCTAGTAATTTATTTATGAATTCTGATGTCATGTTGTGGTCCTCCTTAATAACCTTTTAACTTCAGAGAACATTATTGTATCTCTTAAATGATTTATATAATAAGCGTATGAACCTGTTGTAGCTTTGAACCATCCCCAAAGCGCAACAAGCGTTTTAGCACGTCTTTTTGACATGTCTTTCATTCTTTTGTAGAGTCTTATAAACTTATGGAATAAAGGCTTTATAAGTTGTATTCCTTTATGTGATATTTTGTATCCCACAAATTCCACACTTTCACCTTTTTCTAAATTCAACAACGCATAATTTTCTTTTAATTTTAAATTTAATTTTTCTTTTAAATATTGATTAATAGCTCTTATGAAATAATGCAATTTCCTTTTATTATTTCCCAGAATAATCATATCATCAACATAGCGAACATATACTTCAGCTTTAAGTTCTTGCTTTATGAAGTAATCAAGGCCTTGCAAATAGTAATTCGCTAGCCACTGGCTTGAATTTAGGCCTAAATCAAGACCTTTACCAGTTGTTCCTATAACTTCTTCATACATTCTTAAAAAGTCGCTATCTGATACCTTTCTTTTAATCAATTTAAATAAAATCTTTTTGTCTATGTTGTCATAGAATTTCTTTACGTCTAGTTTGATTGCATACTTATAACCTTTTATATGAGAATAAAGAAACTGTATTCCCATGTCTTTTCCTCTACCTTCTACATTTCCCACATTCCACCTATACATAGATTTCTTTATCATAGGTTTTAATGGAGCAATAACTAAATAATCAAATATCTTATTAGGAAAGTACGGGCTTATAGTTATCGTTCTTTCTTTTTTACGATCTCTAATTATCACTTGATGAGTTTCTTTTTTATTAAAGGTAAAAGTGCCCATGCATGATTGCACATAAGTAATGTCACCTTCTAAGCGTCCCAGCATTTCTTTTCTATACTTTTTGTCTTTTAGACATTCAGTAAGTACATCTCTAATTGTGTCATGCTGGTAAAGGTTCGAGTAGATGTTCTTTAATGTTTTCATAATTTAATCCTTTGCTAACTCTAACGGATTTTCGACGATTATCTATACGCTACTAATCCGCCCCTTTATCGAATTTTCTTTTGCTCAAGGGAGCAGGAATTGTATTACAAAGATTTTATTTATTTAGCTAATGCGGCAGCCGTAGTTGTTGTTGTTCCACGCGTTGTTGACCCTATTGTTACAGTTAGAATAGAAGAGGAACTAAACTAGCCACTAACTACGCCAAAGGTAATACAATCCCTTTCTTAAAATTTTATCATACTTATCTTGCTTCGCAAGTTTATTTTATAAGGGGAAGTATCCCCTTACCAACCCCTCTATAAAGGGAGTTTGCAAAGGCGGCAGCCGTAGCGGTCGGCCCACGCGTCGTAGACCCCAGAGTAACAGTAAGAATAGAAGAGGCCATTATCTATACATGGTCCATCAGTCCAACCAAAGAATATAATTTGAGCTCTTCCAATAGGATTATCGCTTTCAGCTGGATTACCACAAAATTTTGCTTTTGAACAATAGTAATTATGATAAGCTTTTGAACAATCATAAGTTAGATCTGATGTTGCAAGCCTTAATGCTGCTGGCATTTGCAGATATTCGTTTTCATCAACAATACCCATTTTAGTTATATTGTCAGCTTCTACATTGTCCACAGACATGGATTGTAAAATTCCTTGCTGTGCTTCTACCGCTCCTGTATCTTTGTTAATATCAAAATCTGCGATATTTGAATAGCCATATTTTCCTTCACTATTTACATAAATACCTCCGCATGAAACGCCATGTAAAGCATCATCAATATTGAATAATTTTATAGATGTATTTTCTATATTCATACCAGTATGCGAAACAATACTATCTGTTAGTCCTGTTTCTGAATTCCATGCATTATATAGTTGTGCTATAGGATTTCCTTCATCGCCTTTACCATCTACATCTTCTTTTTCAAAAAATTTATAAACATCTACTCTAGCTAAATAAATCAAGGTTATCCATCTAAAGAATGAAATGAAATGCCAATTTATCACCGCATAACTTTCCTTAGTATCTTTAATTGCTTGTCTACCTTTATCCCAATTTAAATATGTATTGCTTGCATATTTTTTATTAGACTTAGAATGAACTTTTCCATCGCCACCATCAGCTTCTGTTTGGTAATAAAGTAAGTATTTAGCTACTTGTCTTGAAGTAACACCATCCCACTCGGTTTCGTTAATATAGTGTCTAAAGAACGGATGAACCTCAAAACCTAAATTTTCATCGCCTGTTTCGTATAATTTTACAGAAATAGCTTTTACTTCGTTATTTTCAATTCTATCAATTTTAAAAGACATAGGAGGAATGTTCACAAACACATTACCTAGTTCATCAGTTGATTCTTTAAAGTTAAAAAATTCTTGAAACGCTGGATCGTTAGCAGTAACTTCGATATTACCATTTATTTTGGTTTTAATAAGTTTAATTCCTGCGGCATTATAAGTTCTTGTTAATTCTGGGTTTTCATCGCCTATGCCACTAACGCCATAAATAGTTAAGTGCTTTTCAGCAATCTTTTTATCAGCATAAGCCTTGGCTTCTTCAAGTGTTGATTTATCGCCTTCGGAAATACTACTACTCATTTTATTTATTTCTTCTGTTGCCCATGTAATAAAATCTGGATTACTTATAGAAATTTCTAATCCTGAATTAATACTTTTAAAAACATCTAAAGCTTTCAACTCGCTCTTTACAACTGTAATTGTTTGACTTCCTTTTCTACCTACATATTGCATTTGATAGCGTCCTCTTTCATCAATAAGTCCGCTAACTACTTTAAATTCCACATAATGGATTCCGCTATCATCTATTTTTTCTTCAATAGCGCCTGTTGAAATAGTACTTCCTGATGGTTTTAAAAATTCTAAAAAGTGCATAAAGCCATAGGTGCTTTGTGGTAATTCTATAACAAGTGTCGTAGCTTTGTTTTCAAAAGAATTTCCTAAGCCAGGTTGTTCGATTATTTCAGTCCATTTACCATTATTATGGAGTCTTAATCTTAATTCATTTTCCATTTGCTGTTTATCCTCCTTTGCTTATGGATTTTAGGGCCCTTACTAGAAAGTGAGGGGAGTAAATAAAAGGCGGCAGTATCTATATTTGAAGCGGCTAGAACGTTACGCCAGCAACATATTGATGCCCGGCAGTTCGCCATAATCCACGGAGGGGAGCATTTAGTCAGCTACGCCTGATTTCTCTACACCCTCTAGTAAGGGCCCTAAAAATAAAATTTAAACTAATGTAATTCTAAAAAATTTGCCTATATCATAATCTTGTGTATAAAGAGCTGATTTATATCTGTAGTTTACTCTAATAAGTACAGAATTGCTAAAGTCTGATCTACCTACTTCTTTACCATTTGTATCATAAACTACAGCTTTGAAAGCAAATCTAAAGAAGTTATGACGAGCAGGTTTTGGGTCATCTATTTTTCTGCCTAGCCACCCATACGGACTTACCGATTTACTTCTAGTTGCCCTTATATTATATACATCAGAATTTTTAGCTACATGGCCATCATCTTGTTCATTATCATGAAATATTCCATCCACGTAATTAAGCATATTATCAATCACTGCTTTTGTGTATTTAAAATTGCCATTTGATCCTATTTCTTGTTGAGTAATATCGCTATACTTTAAAGTTGTTTTAAATTTAACATCGCCTTCCCAACCTATCATGGAACTTCCATTCCCTGTAGGATCGTAGACTTTAACAAAGCCAGTTTTGTATGTGTAAATTTTAGATGAGCCATTTCTTTTGCGGTATTTCCCTTTTGACATCCACCTATAAAATTCAAACTTAACTACATAAGAACTTGTAAACTTGTAATAATCTTGTTTATTACCGAGACATAAAAAAGCTTTTGCTAATTGTGCTGAGGTATTACCCACTATTTCCAATTTTGGAGCAGGTATCTGCATTCCTATTGTGCCAGTATTACCACTAGCACTAGCAGTAATCGTTCCTATAGTTGATACAACATTTGCTATTCCAGAAGAAATTAAAACTACTTTAGCTAATTGATAGTCATAGCTACCTTCTTCTTTTTCTATCTGGGTCGTTATTGATGCACCTTGCGCTGATAAGAATATGCTATAAGTTGCATCATGTCCTGTTCTAGTAATTCTAAGAATTAAATACATAGTGGTAGTTACTGAAGGAAAACTCAAAGAACTTGCATTATAAATTTCTTCCTTACTTTCGATCTTTAGTCTATAACCTCTTATCATTAATACACCAGGATCGATATATATCTTATTTCCTGACGTGGTAAGGCTACAACCATAAAGCAATCCACTACGCTGACCAGCTGCTTGGAAATTAATAAGAGCGCCATCATCTACTTGTTGAGCCACATTATTATTTTCAGTATTCATCGATTCTAACAGTTTCATTTGTTTCCTTTTCCTCCTAACTACCTAAATAAATAAACCTAAATTTTAAATTGCATTTTATTCTAAAATTATCTTGGATATGAACTTTTAATTTTGCTGGCGTAGAGCCATTCGCTTTTATAAATTTCATAACTGCACAAGTTTGTAGATTTTTATCGCTATAAATCGTACAATTTCCATCCCAGGAGTCGCTATAACCTTGAGTGTAAGTAATACGGTAAATGTAGAATTCTTTTTCTTCTTCATATAGCTTTCCATCAAGAATAGTAATTCCTGCACCATCATGTCTAAATGATTTTCCTAGTTTACCTCTATCAGTTCCGAAATCGTGCCACCATCCAAACGGCCATAATAATGTATCAAATTTAAATTCCGAAGCCATTAAATCCCCTTCCATTATTATTCCTATTACTTTTGATTTATTTTGCAATTCTAAAAAATTCATTACAAATTCATAATCGCCATTTTCATTTAAATAATTAGCTTTTTCTGGCTTATCTTTATACTCTACTCCCTCAACTGATATAACACCTTTTCCTATTGTAACTAGACCTGTATCTCTTTCTGTTAAATGTAAAGCGTCATCTATTGCATTTATGTTATCTTCTGTACCCAATGAGTCAGTCCTATCCGCTCTTTGTGAATGTCTAGTGTTATAGAAATATTGAGCATTAATCAAATCAGTAATGTCTTTTCCGTTAATTGAGCCACTGCTATCCATTGACCGCGCTCTTTCAGCTACTCCTGGTTCATAGGCATAAGCTTCTTTGCTAATGTTGCTAAAAGGTTCAACGTCACCAGCTGTATAAACCAGTTGAAGAAGTATTAGTCTTGCTACTCCTATTTTATTTTCGCATAAATTAGTTTCGCCATTTAAAATAGGGTAACTTCCACCAGCATAGGCGTATTTTAGTGTTACTTTTTCATCTGTAACATTTCTGGTATCTAATTCAAAATAAATAATTATGTATTGCTTTCCTGTTAAAAAAGAAAAATCAATTGATATACTTTCATCTTCGGGTAATTCAAATTGTCTACCGTAAATCATTGCCATACCCGATTTAATAGTAATTTTCTTTTGTGCTTGATTTACTTCGTAATCAAATTCATTATTCACATCTTTGAATATACCACCTATTTTATTACTATTTCTATCAAGGTATGAATTTCCTTTTACAAAATGATATACAACAGCATCGTGATATGCCGTAATAGTTCCATTGGCTTTACCTATCAGTGATAACGACATACTTATTTACCTCCAAAACAAAGCACATACAAATCAATTGTTCCGTTAAAAGAGTCAACACGGTATAAATCAGCCACTGTAAGTGTAAGCTTTGTTTGAGAGCCATTATTCGTTACCGCTATAGTAACTGGTCCTCCGTCTCTTTCAATAGTTCCTCCGTTAGAGCCCATATAAACCTTTGAAGGATTAGATTGATAGTTTGTATTAACATTAAATAAATAACCAACCACAACTCCTTTGGGATTAGTCAAATTAAATGTGTGGACACTCTTCTTTTGCCATTCTTCACTAGCATCAGCTTTAACTTTAAAATACATAGCTTGAAGCAAATAAGAGCCCCTTTTAGGCATGTATAATTCGTTATCTATATTATTAACGTTTGCTGATGTATTGCCTAGCGATGTAGCTCTATCAGCTTGTAACGCATGACGTGAATGATAAACATAAGCAGTGCCTTGAGTAGGATCAACTAAATCACTTACTTTTTGTCCATTAATAGTCGCATCAGCATCTAAAGCTCTAGCTCTTTCAGCTACACCAGGTTCGTAAATATATGCAACTTTAGAAACTGAAAAAACTAAACCATCAGTTATTCTAATTGTATATAATGGCATTCTTGCAACGCCTTTTTTATATTTATAAATGTCTGTATTCCCTAATGATGCAATTCCAGTGTTTGATGTGATAGATTTTATTTCTATCGTTTCTGGATCTGTAGTAGTATTTATTTCAACATAAATCGTTGTAAACGAATTACTAGTCGCCGTTGCAAGTGAGAATTCCATAGTATCGTTATCTGGCAATTCAAATTGTCTTCCATAAAGCATTCCCATTCCTGACTTAAGAATAAATTTTCTATTTACGCGATCTAAAATATAACCGAATGAATTATAAACACCTTTAAATATTCCACCATTTTTAAAAGTTAAAACATCATGTCCTTTTGCTAGATGAAAAATAGTTGCATCATCATAAGCAGTAACTTCAGTTTGATTGTTTTTTCTAATAAGCTTTAATGCCATACCATTTTCCCTTTCTAGTACCAGTACTCTGATAATCTTCCAAAAGACACTTTAGTTGTGCCCCCGCTTGACTGGGTAATCGACATAACTGGTAACCTTTTACTTGTCGAATTATCAGCAGCGTTATATCCGTAAATATCAGCAAAAGTATTTAAATCAAGTTTAAGAAGAATACTACCTAAAGCACAATTACTATCAATTGTTACTTTACTTTGAAATCTATTCTTATAAAGAATTTGTAATCCTTGCTTTACAGCATCTGAATATTTATCAGTTTTTATGGTTTCAACTCTTGCTGGATATATTATTTGATTTTGATAATCTATTTTAGCTGTTGCAAAATCAATTATTGAGTCATCACTTAATAATATAAATTCGCTTTTATTAGTACCATCTGTAACTATTACTCTGTTAGTAACAGTTGAATTATTTACTATATTTGTTTGACTAAAGTCTGACATTTTAAATGATATCAGCTCTGTAATTACTTTTACTTTAAAAGTTATTTTTAGCTCTATCAAATCAACGTTAGTTTCTATATAGCAATCATACCAGTTGCAGCTCGCTTGAAGTAAAGACCACACATTGCATATTCCATCTTCTGTTTCAATACTATTTGTTTTCCATGCTACATGATTTTTATTTAGCTCAGTAACATCGACATCATAAGTAAATCCTAATAGCGAAATCGATTTCGGCAAGCCTAACAAATAACTAAATAATTCAGCTGGTGTTTGATTATAGCTTTGTGTAAATCGTGAAAGCTCTACATTAATTTTTTGTGAAAAAATTTGGCGAAGATCCACAGCTTTTATAGTTGTTTGACCTTTTGCAGTAGTAGGTTTACCGCACAAAGCCATATAAACAAGTGATCCATCATTTTCATGTAATCCTACAAATACTGCATTTTTTGAATTATCAATAGTTCTTGTAACGCATGTTAGCTCATCAAACTCAACTGCTTTTTTTGTTAAAGTCCATGAACTACATGGATAAGTTGTCCATCTTCCTAATGCTTTGAAGTCTTTATCGTAAAGTACAACGAACATACTACCACCTCTATAATGAATACTGAATGTAGGTTATCTCTACATAAGGGGATGATTCTTCAGAAGAGTCTAAGTTTGGAACAATTTTTGAAGTTCCTTTTTTTGCAAATAGAAATGTATCTGATGTTTTATCAATATAATTAAAATAATCTATTTCTTCACCATCAGCATTTACATAAGTTATTTTAGAATTAATGCCATCAACTATAATCTTGTGTCCTGCTTGAAGCGTTACACCAGTAAATTTAACAGTTGCATAGCAGTTACCAGCTTCATCAAATAATGACACCTGGGGGTTAGCTATCTTTCCGTAAAGAGTAACGCATAATGGTATAGCATGAATATAAGAGTTCACTAATTCATTGCTACCATAAGAGCCTCCACCATAAGCGTATGGATAACCATACGGATAAGTTTTACTATCCTTACTTGAAGTGATTAAAATAGTTTTTGTTAAGTTTGTATAAGGAGGACTTAATGGCTTTATGGTTAATTGTACACTTGCCACTCCAGCCTCCATTCCTATCAATTCATATTCTTGAATATATGTATCAATCCATTTATCGGAGGTTCCTTCATTATATTTAAGAACCATTTTGTATGATGACAAATCTACATAGCTGGCTATCCAATCTAAAAAAGCTCTAGCTTGTGAATAACAATCACTTCCACAAAAATGTACTTGAAGTTTAATTGCCTTTTTTTCCATTGATTGGTGTATAACATAATCTACAGTGTCAGTTTCTTGAATTGTTACTTTTTGTTTAAATCCTATACCTGATACTGAGGTAACTTTTTCTAAAATAAAAGCACTTAATTTGTTCATTAACAAATCATAAGCTTCAAGTGTAAAAATTCTTCTATTCATTTTATTATCCTCCCACTTGAATTTTTTTAGAATGAAGCGCATCTATAACTTCATCAATATCTATATCTTGATCTATCGTAACATTTTGAGTTCCATAGTCATTGTAAGTAACGTATGTATTACCGCTTGTTCCTTCACTATTTCCGCTTGTTGCTGAAGCAGTATGCTGAAGTGTTGATTCAGCTAATGTTGTATCAATTGTTGCACTAGTATTATCTAAATTAGTTATAGCACCAGCTAATGCAGTAACACCTAATGTCACTGCCGCAACAGCCGCTGCAATCAATAAAAATTTTGCACTAATAGGATTAGCACCTAAAGCCGTTAATGCTGTGTTTAAAGAATACACACCTATTATTAATTTTGGAATAACTACTAATAATCCTAATATAACTATTATAAGAACTTGTCCGGCTGGTCCTATTGCTTGCATAATTTTCGCAATTCCTGAAATCAAAGGTGTAAACGCTGAAGCAAGATTAATAATCGTTTGAAACATAGGGATAAGTGATGTTCCTAGTTCTACTATCACTGCCTTAAATTCATTTTTTAAATTATCATAAGCATCATTAAGTTTAGCTGCTGCTTGTGCTTGTTCGTCAGTAATTAATCCTGCGTTATCCATTTCTTCATTTAAAGAAGCTATTTCATCGGTCGTAAGTCCTGCAACCATTGCAATTTCAGTTCCAGTATTTCCAAGTAAAGCAGTTGCTACAGCTATTCTCGTTTCTTCATCTTCAATGTTTTTTAAGGCATTAATAATTTTTAACATTGCCTCTTGAGAACTTAATCCATTTATATCTTCTAAGCTTAATCCTACCGTAGCTAATGCTGTTGCTGCTTTTGATGATCCTTTAGCCACTTGTCCTAATAAATTAGTAACACTAGCTAGCGTTGTCATATAGCCATTATCATTGCCAGTAGTTTTTGAAAATATATTTTTCCAATACTGATAAGTAGCAGCACTGATACTATATTTTTCTGAAGCTTTAGCTATTTCATCACCTGATGCCGCAAAAGCAACTCCTATTGCTACAACTGAAGCTAATATCATAGAGCAAGCACGCGATATTCCATTTAAACCTGATTTTAAGTTATTAAACTTTTGAGAGTCTACTTTTTCCAATTGTCCCTTTAGTGATCTCACTTGTGATTCAGCTTTTTTGATTTGTGTAGTTAAATCTTTAAATTCTTTTGATTCTTTATCCACACCCTCGCTGACCATTAGTTTTTGTTGTTCTCTTAAAAGTTTAACCTTTTTTGTTGCTTCTTCGACTTGTCTACCTAGTGCTTGATATTTAGCATTTATTAGCACTAAACTATTTGGATTAATTTGTAGAGCTTTAGATAACAATGAAGTTTGATCCTTGCACTTACCTAACGATTCATCGATTTTACTTAATTCAGCGTTAATTTCGCTTAGCGATCTTGATACTTCTGTTGCCATCTAATTACCTCCTAACTTTTTTAATTCTTCTTCAACATGTTTATCTATTCTTTCATCCAAACCCTTTAAATTATGAACAGCAACGTCTATATGATGAGTTGCTTCACCAAATGCTGAGCCTTTATTTAAACTACGAGCTATTAAACTATACGGAATACCCTTTTCGTTATAACCTTCGTAGTCTATTTTCCAGCCATATTTGTTTGGATTAGAAATCTTTGTAATTTTAATTGTATCGACTAAATGTAGATGTTCTTTTAATGAAACAGGCGTACCTTGTTTTATTGTGGTAAAACATTCATTGCTTTCTTCATCTATTACATCTTTAATCGCATTTTTAACAGTAGGTCCTAAATCAGTTCTTAGAGTTTCTAAATATTTTAATAACACATTCATTTGTTTACCTCCTAAAACTGATCTAGGTTATCTTCTGTATATATTTTTTCTGACTTGGTTGAATTAGCATCCGAATTATAGAGATCTATAAAGTTGCTTAAATCATCAATGTCCCATACATCTAAATAAAAGTTCGGTATTGATAAAACTGCGAAGCAATATGCAATCTGAAGGTCAATATCAACCCTCTTCGGATTTACTACTCCGCTAGCTCTTTTTTTGGTGATATTAATTCCACCATTACATTTAATAATTTTGGATCTGATAAATTATCCATTTCTAGTTCATCTAATATTTGCTCAGGCGTTTTTCTACGTACTTCAGGATCTCCACTTTTTCTTAAAGCTACATAAAGTCCCATAACTATTGAAGCTGTATCAACTTGTTTACTTGCCTCTACTAATTCTTCTGGAGTCATTTTATTAGGGTCAATGCTAGATAACTTTTTAGAACTTTCACCTAAAATCGCCATATCCGCTTGTAATCCGCGCCCTGTGGCTTGTTTGTAAAAATTATAAGCATTTATGCTATTGCCTAAAATACGTCCTTTATACGTTGCTGTACGCATTATTCAGTTGGTTCCTTATATATTCCTGCTGCAGTTGGCTCACCACTAATATATCCTGTGTTGCCTTCATAAACTGTAGCATGTGTTCTATCTTTTCCACCTGCAGTAATGACCACACCTGAGCCCGATAATGTCATTGATTCTGCAGTTGATGATTGTGTTTTAGCCTCTTCATCAATTGGATCAAATTTGCATTTATAAAACCATTTTTGGAATTTTTTACCTTTTTCATTTTTACCTTCAATGAAAATACCCACATACTTTTCTGTTCCTGTGTTAACCGTATGATTAATATTTCCATTTGCATCTAATGTAGCTTCTGTAATTGCCGCAAGTGCTTTTCCGTCAATTCCATACGCTTCTAATTCAAATGTAAAACCTACAATTGCAGTATGTGTTTCTTCCCTATCATCAGCACTTAATGTTTTAGTAGTAGTTGTAGGTGTTAATTTAAATCTAATATTATTAACTTCGGTTTCGCCTTCATCTACTGTTACTAATGGCAATGGTGACCCATATTGCGGATAACCAGTACTATCATAACCAGTGATTGGGAATACTCTAATTTTTCTTAGCATTTGTTTTCCTCCTAAATTTTAATAGTGGCAGAATAACGTATTTGCGTTATTCCATTTATTTCATCGACTGCGTCAAATGCCACTCTTTCAAATTGCCAGCCGTTTTTTGTAAATTCTTCATCCACTCTATCAATAGTCTTTAAAGTGGTTTGATGTAGTTGTCCTAATCTTGTGTAAAAATCAATAGAAATATATACATTTCTGACTGCCACTTTGTCATCTGCATACCCTAATGGCGTTAATGAAGCTAAACTCCATATAACATACATTTTTTTGTTAGTACTGCTTACATTTTCATTTTTCTTAAACCAAAACAATGTATCATCTGTTTTTTTCACTTCATCTGGATCAAGCAAATTACCATTTGTAAGCCCCGCACTTTTTAAAATTCTTTGGATATTATCAATTGCCCATCCTTCTAACTCTGCCACTCTCATTTATGCCACTCCTGATATTCTTCATAATCAAATGCTAAATCGTCATTAGTTTCCTTAGCAGTCAATTTTAGTTCCAAATTATTTAGTTCATAACCATCAACACCAGTTACGGATAACACCTTATCTGCATACTCAATATAGCAGTCTTCATCAATTCCTTTTCTATAATTGATTGCTACTAAATAAGATCTGTTTTGCTGGTGTCCATCGTTATTAAACGATTCAGTAGCTACTATTTGTCTAATATAGGCTCTAATTTTAGATGACTCTGGATGTATATATTGTTTTATTCTTAATTCGATTTGTTCCTGGTCAGGATATCTCTTTTTTTTGATTTTAAAAATTTTAATATTCTTATCTTTTTGTGGATACATATAACCATTATAATCAGGCATCTAAATACCCTTCTTTCTATTAGCTATAACTTGCAAATCAACTATTAAACTTGTTATTCCTAATGTATAATCATGCTCTTTGTTATATCCATTGCTACCATAATGTAATTGTCGAACATACATTCTAGCGCATTGCTTTGCTAATGGTTCTATATTTTCATCATTAGAAAAATCATACCCAGTTTTTTCTTTAATAAAAGAGGTAGCCGTATTTGCATACGAACTAAGCACCTCTTCATCAAAGTCAGGGTCTACGTTAATTGCTTTTCCCACTTCTTCATTAGTTAATATCGTACGCATCATGGCTACCTCCTTTTAATTAGGAACCTACTTTTTTAGAGCCGTAGATAAATGCTCCGCTGAATGGTGCAGTTGCACAGAACTCTGAAGCTACATGATTTGTAATTCCATAAGTCGCTTGTCTTTCTTGCTCAACTCTTAAATCAAGTAATAAGTTTGCTTTAAAATATTTAGAAACATTACCTACAATAAAGTCACCTTCATTTAAATTTTCATCTACTTCAATACGGATATTTCCTAGCGATGAAATGCCTGCTGTATTGTTAAACACAGGATATCTAAAGTTTCCATTTTTATCTAATGAGAAAAATACGCTATCATAAATATCTTGTGCTACATAAACCTTAGCGCCTTTTCTAAATTTGCCTTTGCAAGCCTTAATTGCATCTGTTAATACTTTAACAATATCGGCGTCTGCGGCATATCCACCTGTAACAGCGGCTACAGCACCTGCAGTAATTCCTTTAACTTTATTCTCAGTTCCATCAGCATAAATTAAATCATTAGCCCAGTCTTCTTCTAAGTCTTGAAGCATTTGACTTACAATGTATGCTCCTAAATCCCAATCAGTCAAAGCTACTACCTCATCAGTTACTGGAATAACAATTTGTAAATAACCTTTTGTAAGTTCTAGCTTACCCCACTTCATTTGGTTATCGCCAGTGTTCTTGCCTTCTGCTTTAGCTTTTGCTGCTGTTCTAGATTCACGATATGGATATGTTGTCATCCCTTTAACGTGCATGAAATTAATATCACGGAAAATAGGGCTAAGTTTACCTTCTTCCTTTAATAAATCTAAAATAATTGTAGTTGAAATAAATACACCAGCGTTATTTACACCATCAACTGAAGTGGATGCAGCAACATATTCAGTTGCTGTTGTTGTTAAAGCTTTTCCTAATGCTCTCTTTTCTGATTCATCAAATAAATGTCCACGTAATCGTTTGCCTAAAATATAAGACATTTTGTCTCTCATAGAGAGCTTAGCTAAATCACTTCTTTCTGTTACTAATGGCTTATTTGGTGCAACAACAGTGTTGCCACCTTCAAAAGCACTACGTACAATTTGTGTTAATTTTTTGTTTAGATCTGCTCTTTCTGCTACTAATGAAGCTACTTCATTATTTAGATTAGCAAGTCTTTGTTCAGCTTCTGCTGATTTTAAATCTACATTATCGATGTCAGCATCTAAAGCTGATAAGCGAGTTGCAATTTCTTTCAATCTCGCACGGATTTGTTGTTCGTTCATTTTATTTCCTCCTGTTGAACTTTAAATATATTTTTGTATTTCTAGTTTAAGTTTTATTTTACGTTGTTCTAATGCTCTCTGTAAGGACTCCACCTCTTTAACACGTAACGCCTCCACGTCATCATGTCTTCGAGCATATAGAGAAGTATTTTCATAGGCTGGAACTGTAACTGCCGCTACATCATATAGCTTGTCAATCTTTCGTACAGTCCATGTATGAGCGTCTCGATCGTAAGACTCTTCTCTTATCGTAAAAGCAAATGACATTTTATCAATGTCCCCTCGCTTAACTAGTTCATATAAATCTCTTCCTGCTGTTGTATTAGCTAGGTTGGCAATAATATACACACCATCTTCTCTTATATCTATTTGCAATGTTTTATTTTTTGTTCTTGCCATTGCCATCACTGTATCATTGTGATTGTACTTTAGAAAACAATCACTCATATCACAATCACTAAATGCATCACGAGCGATAATTTCTTTATACTCAGTATCGCCATCTTTCCAAAGGACTGTAGGATCTTCAAAGCACACAGCTTTACCTTCTATAATCATTTCACTTTGGTCATCATCTGCACTTCTTTCATGGATTTTAATAGAAGCATAACGGACATAATCATTATGTTTTCTAGCTTGTTTCATTTGTGCCATCTTCTTCATCCTCCTTGTCATTAGAAGTTTTATCAACTCCTTGGTAATCATCTTGCTTATCGGCATTTACAAAATTAAGTGTTGCATATTCTTTATCGCCATTTTCTAAGTCTGGTAAATAAAGTAAATTAGTAATAACATTTGGTTTATAAACTGGCAATCTCATATAAGCTGTTGCAATTTTTAATCTTGTTTCAAGCGAAGCATTTTGAAGCCTATTTGATATTACTCTAATGTTATTGCCTTTACATATTTCCTCTTTTGTAAAAAGTTTAAAAGTTAGCTCTGTTTGCAACTCTATTAGGAATGGTTCGAGTGTTGATTCATAATAGCTTTGCCATTCGTTTTCTGTATATTTACCTTTAATAATTTCTTCAGTTATTCCCTGATATTCATATATGTCATTTTTAAGATCTTTAATTTCATCAGAGCTAGCCCACTTTCCTGAGCTTTCCACTTTTGTCACTTGCGAAGCACTATCTGTATAAATTACACCATAGGATTTCCCCATTGTCAGGTAATCTTCGGCAAACTTTTTTGCTTTTTGAGCTTTAATTTCATCAGTTAAAGGTGTTGTAGAATTAATAATAAATCTAATAAATGCACTAGTTTGAATAGCTTGTTGCATTCCTTCATAGGATGTTTTAATTGCCTTTAAAGTCTCAGCTATAGCTGGACTTCTAGATCCTAATAATGATGATGGATCAGCTTCACGCGTCAAAATTATCAAATCTTCCATCGAAGCATATTTTATTTCACCTTCGAGTCTAAATTTTAAATAGATTCTTCCATCTATTTCTCTAAACTCAACACTATTCTTGTCTAGGTCTAAAGGCCATATAGCTTTTAATGGCTCTTTAAAATTGACAAGGTCCCACTCCAAATACAATACAGATAAATTATCTCTAAAGTATGAAGTTGCTACGATCTTCCACATCAATGGTGCACTCATAACAGGGTTAGGTCTAAGGCATAATATCCTATCCAAATACATTTTGTTTTTAGTAGGCTCTTCTTTTAGATATACCTTAGGCTGTATTTTGCTTACATGCTTAGCGTGTGCATTTACTGCTGCCATAAATGTTGTATTAAATGCCGGATCAGCTAATCCAGAAAAAGAAGGTATAAACAAATCTAGTATATTTGACGTTCCTTTAGGCTCTTTTAGCCCTTTATCGTTTTTAAATAGTACTTTTTGTATTTTTGCTAAAAGTCCCACGCTATCTAGCTCCTTTCTTTAATTTAGGTAGTAATCTACATTCTCGCACAAGCTCACATAACAGTCTAAAATAGTTGCTGGTCCATCTATTTTTCTTTCACGTTTATTGCCTGCTTTCTTAGGCATATAGTTTCCATTACGATCAAGTTCTAACTCTACATTGGATAACATCCACTTAGTTACTGGATTATTTTGATAACAAATGAGCTTTGATTTCAAGTGAGCTTCTAATGTTTGCATTGGTATGCTAAGGGTCTTTGCACCTTGTGGTGTTGATTTTAAGCAGTAATCTTCGGCGTATCCCATTTGTGCTAATTCTTGAACTAAATAAACAGCTGAGTAGCTATCATAATTAATAAATTGATACATCCATCCTCTTTGCTTAAAATTAGCTGCTACATAATTTGCTATATCATGGTAATCTATTAGCTCATTACCACTAATTCTTATTAGGCCTCTATCCACCCATTGCCTCCATGGTACTTTTGAATTATTTTGCTCTTGCTGCTCTAAAAATTTAGCAGTTATCCAGTACATCGTAATTGCAATAGGTCTATGATTCTCTTTATCAAACAATAAAGTTGTGAATGCTGTTAAGTCATTAGTACGCGACAAGTCAAAACCACCAAGCACTATAGTGTTATTAAATTTTTCCAATTCTTGTTCGCTATATTCATCAGTTACATTTAAATCTTCAAAGGTTAACCATGTCTTTCCTTGAATTCCTATCATATTAAAATCTTTTGTTTTTACTGTATTTGCAAAATTAGGATCACCTTTCATTCTTATAACATTACGTCTTAGTTCATCTCTATCTTTGATTATATCAATAGCTGGATTTGCTTTTATCCAACACGATTCATCTTCTATTTCATCTGGACTATCTAATTCATAAATTAGCGGAAATAATGTTTCATCCTGTATTAAGCCATCTATAACTTTTGATGCGTATTCATATTCGTCATCAAACAATCCCGCACGAACGAAGCCAGCAGTAGTAATCATACTTAGTAATGGCTCACTACGTGCTGACATTGATTGTTTTAAAATATCATAAATGGATCTTGGCAATTCATGAATTTCATCAATAATAGCACCAGAAGCATTAAGTCCATCAAATGTTCTAACGTTTTTTGAAAGTACTTTATATGTTGATTTAAAAGCCGTTCTTTTCTTATAAATAGTAGGCCTAGGGAATACTTTATAATCTAAAACTGATTGGAGGTCTTTTGATTGATCTATCATACTTTGGCTTTCTTCCCAGATTCTTCTAGCTTGATCAGCAACTGTCGCTGCACTATAAAGCTCACCGCCTTTTTCTGTAAGTGTTAAATAGTTAGCAACAGCTGCATGCTCAGTTGACTTCCCGTTTTTTCTACCTCTTACATCAAGTACTTCACGGAATTTTCTACGATTGGTTTCTCGCTTCAAAATTCCAAATATGCATTGCCATTTTGCCTTCTGAAACAAGCATAATGATAATGGTTTGCCTGCCCATCTATCTTTTGACTGTTTACAAAACGTTTCAGCAAAGCGGATAAATTTTTCACCGCGTTTTTCATTAAAATAATAATTTGGATCTTGGTCATTTATAATGGGCTCTATGTGATTAAAATACCATTTTTTAACTTTTTGACTTGTTATAATCTCGCCACTTTTTAGTTTCTCAATATAAAGCTTTACATAATTCATACATCGTCCTCATCCTCAGATAAGAACTTATCTATTGCACTAGGCTCTTTTTTACCTATTCCCATTCCCATTCTTGCACGGCCTACTGGAGTAAGGCATAATTGTTCTGACAAACTAACCATTATTTTTGTTTGTTCTTTCATGACAAGTCTTGCTTTATCAAGTACTCTTTGTGCATCTGGATTCGCAGCAACTATTTGATTATATTTAGCCCATGTTTCTTGTGCTTTATTATACATAGAAACAGCTTCACAATATGCGACTAATGCCATTTTATCCAAATCGCATAATATGCCATTATCCATTTGTTTATATAGTTTCATTATTCTTCGCCATTCTTTCTTTGCTTCTGGACTTAGAAAGCCTGGGCATTTAAGAGTTGAAGTAGTTTGTAGACCAGCTTCAATTTCTTGTCTTGCATCAATTTGCTCTTTTGATTTTTTATGTTCTGCTGGATCTATTAATCTAGCAGGCATTGGTTTTCGTCCAGTCATATCTGTAATGGCATCCTTCCGCTAATTTTTCATAATCTACATTTAGCAAATTTAATGTTTCTATAATCCCCTTAGGTGTTAAATCAAAATGTGCAAGTACAAAACGCTTCACTCTATTTTCCTCTATCATATCTGCAAATTGAGGTGTTACATTAATAGCAACTGATACTGGTTGTGGTATTCCTATTCCATAAGCTAGCCTTATTTCACAAGTTTTATATTGTGGGAATTTTTCGAGCGTTCTTAATGCTATATGTCTAACCATATAGGATGCAGAACGATCGACTTTTGTAGGATCCTTTCCAGAAAAAGCACCGCCACCAACTGGTATAAACCCCCCGTAAGAGTCACATACTATCTTTCTTCCTGTTAATCCACAATCAGCAGTAGGTCCCCCTATTGTCCAAGGACCACCTGGATTAACAATTAAACTTTCATATTGAATGCTATTATCATCAATAATCTTTTTTATGTACTTTTTTACATCATCAAATGCCACTGCACTTTTATGACAAACACTAACTATTATTAATTTTGCTTTTTGTTCGCTATTATCCATATCAGCTGTAACTTGAGTTTTTGCATCACCCTTAAGAATAGAGTTAGGCTTTTCAACATCTGTTTCTATCAAATTAATAATTTTATTAGCTAGTTCAAATGGCCATGGTAGTTTACTTTGAGTTGTTCTATCAGCATAGCCAATCATAATGCCTTGATCACCTGCACCCAATTCATCAACTTCTTCTTGATTGATAACTGCTCCATCTATTTCAGGGCTTTGTTCCGATATATTAATCTCAAATCGATATTCATACTCATCTAAATAATGTAATTTTCTTAAAACCTTAGAAGCAACATCTTTATAATTAATATTAGCTTTAGTTTTCACCTCACCAGCTAAAACGACTAGATTCGATTTGATAAGGCATTCTACTGCAACATGTGAAGTAGGGTCTTGTTTTAAACATTCAGTTAAAATAGCATCACTTATTTGATCAGCCACTTTGTCTGGATGATATTTACTTACTTGCTCTGTACTAAATAAATTCATTTATGAGTCTCCTTTGTTTAATTTATTTTTTCTGCTTTTATCCCTGTTAGTTTTTCGTATCTATCAATAATCACATCAACGTATTTTGGATCTAGTTCCATTATCAAACACTTTCTATTTAGCTGTTCAGCTGCAATAAGAGTAGATCCTGAACCGCCAAACAAATCTAAGACGGTTTCATTTTGTCTACTAGAATTATTTAGCAGTCTACCTATAAGTCTTATAGGCTTCATTGTGGGATGCTCTATACTTCGTAATGGCTTATCCTCTTCTATCACACTAACTGGGACTTTAGGTGCCATTAAATCTCTTACCAATCTTCGTAACTCTGGAAGTTTCATTTTATTTATATCAATTTCTTTTTCATCAACTACCGTTGCATAGCTACGATCATCGATAAAATAATGGCTTGCTCCTTCTTTCCATCCATATAAACAAGGTTCATGCATCCATTGGTAATCTTGCCTACCTAATGCAAAGGCATTTTTCTTCCAGATAATCTCTTGCTTTGTTTTGAGCCCTGCATTTAAGAGTGCAGTTACAAAGCTATAAACCTCACTACTTGCATGCCAAACATAGAATGCCCCCCCCCCGGCTTAAGAAACAAGTTCATCAAACTAAACGCTTTACTTAAAAAACTAATGAAGCTGTTTGACTCCATGTTATCATTCATTATTTGTCCTGCTGTGCCTTCGTAATTTACATTATATGGAGGGTCAGTTATTACAATATCGACTTTTCCTAAATCGACTAATTTTTCCACATCATCTTCTTCAGTGGCATCACCACACATCAATCGATGTCTACCTAATTTATAAATATCTCCTCTTTTTGCCTTAGGAACTTTAGGAAGTTCCGGTGTATAATTATCTTCGCTTAATTTATCTGCTAATGCCGGAATTTCAAAATCAAACTCTGACATATCGATGGTTACATCATTAGCTATGTCTTTCAATTCTTCCGCTAGTATTTCTAAATCAAAGTCCGAATTCATAGTGGTCTTATTATGAATTAACGTATATTCTTTTCTTTCTATATCGGTTAAATGATCTAATCTTATACAGTCCACTTCTTCTATTCCTAATTTCAAACATGCTAAATATCGTCCATGTCCTTCCACTATTAGATTTTGTTTTCCCCATATACCTATAGGATCATTCATCCCAAATTTTTTAATTGATTCAGCAATCTGATTAATTTGTTTATCGGGATGAAGCTTTGCATTTTTCTCATACGGCTTTAAATCCGTGATTTTCATTTTAATAACTTGCATTAACTTTTATTTCCTCCTTTTTGTCATTTTTTCAATTAATTTTCTAGGTTTATCATCGATTTTCAAAAATCGGGTATATATTTTTCTGAAGTCCACTGCCGTTGTCTTCGCTTTCAATTTTTGAATTTTAGACCCGGGGGTGCCCTTTATAATTTACCTTTTTCTTTTTAATTCTTTAGGAATTAAGTTGCCATTCTCATCAAATGTAACATCGTTCCTTACTTCTTTTTCATTTGCTCTAACTGCATCATGACAGCTAGTACATAAAAGCTCTAGATTATCCAAGCTTAAACTAATTTTAGGATCATCTACATTGCTTAATGTTAAAGGTATTTTATGATGTACTTCATATCCTGCCTCACCGCAATGTTCACATACTCCTCTTGCTAATTGTTTTTTTAAATTACGTACTCGCTTCCAAGCTGTCGAGTGATAGAACTTTAGTATTTTATCTGGTGTTGGCATTTTAAACCCCCTAAAACAAATACGAACCCGAAACAGCTACTAGTCCTGGCTCACTTAGGATGTTCGACTATTCCGAGTTCGTGTGTATTGTATCTAATTTATTTCTAAATTTAAAACGATCTAAAATTTTTCTGACTGATGTTTTTCTTCAATTTCTACTGCTTCTTCCACTGTAGGAATACTAGCTACTTCATCCTTATCAGCATCATTAATCTCATCACTAATAGAATTAAATTCTTCTAAGCTTTTAATTGCTGCACTTAATTTTTTAATTCTTAAGTCATAAGGTCTTACCTTTTTAGCTCTTTCTTCTTTTGCTTCTTGTAATTGAATTTTTAAAATATCGATCATAATGTTTCCTCCTTGTATTTTCTGATCTTTGCTTTTACAGCTTCTATTAATTCATCTTGATTTAATCTTTTTGACTGAAGTCGTTTTATAACATTTTCATCTTCAGTATCTTTAACAATTAAATGATTGATAATCACTGTTTCTTTTTGACCTTGTCTATAAAGTCTTGCATTTGCTTGCTGATACAATTCAAGACTATTAGTTAGTCCAAACCAAACTATAATATTTCCTCCAGCTTGTAGGTTTAATCCATGTCCCATTGAAGCTGGATGAGCCAAAAGTAATCTTATTTGGTGATTGTCCCAATCCTTTTTATCTTCTGTTGATAAAAGTCTTCTTGGATTTTCTTCTTTAAATCTTTCTAGCAATCTATCTAAGTCATGTTGGAAGTTATAAAAAACCATAATAGGCTTTCCAGGATTGTCATCTAATATTTCTTGTAAAGCATCTAGTTTTAAATCATGAATGGCTATAACATTTTTTTCGTTTGTATAAACAGCACCATTAGCCATTTGAAGTAACTTACCGCATACAACTGCTGCTGATGCTGCTGTAATATCTTCTTCATTGAGAGTTAAGATATATTCTTTTTCCATTTCTTGATATAAAGCCTCAACTCTTTTTGGCATTTGAAGTTTAATATAATTATCTATTCTTTCAGGCATCTTGATATAATCTGTTGCTTTTAAACTAACAGCTACATCCTTAATCCTTCCATAGATTTTTTGTTCCGCTTCTGGTCTTGGAACATATTCAAATACAACATTTCGATTTCGTCTTCCTGGTGTAAAGAACTCTTGTCTATAAGCTGTGATAGTTCTTCCTAATCGTTGTCCTGCATCTATTAAATACATTTGCGACCATAAGTCCATCAAGCTATTAGGTGCTGGCGTTCCAGTTAATAGAATTATTCTAGGAACTATTGCAGTAACTTTTCTTAAAGCTTTAAATCTTTTTGATTGACTATTTTTAAAGCTGCTTGATTCATCAATGACGATACAATCGAATATCCATTTTTTCTTTTTTATTGAATAGTCAATTAACCATTGAGTATTTTCTCTATTGATACAAAATATATCCGCATGCTTATACAATGCTTCAATCCTTTGTTTTTCAGGTCCTATAATTTTTGAGACTACAATATTTTTTAGATGATCCCACTTTTCTATCTCTTCGCTCCATGTCATTTCAGCAACTCTCAATGGTGCTATAACCAATACTTTGTTTATCTCAAATGAATTAAACATCATTTCATTCAAGGCTGTTAAAGTTATGACTGTCTTTCCTAGTCCCATATCAAGTAAAGCCATGAAGTGTGGAGTATCAATCATTTTCTGTGTCGTAAACTCTTGATAGTCATGTGGGTTATACTTCATCCTTTTTTACCTCCTGAACTTCTTTAATAAACTTTTCTACTTCTTCGTATGATTTGATTTTTTTTACATTGCAGCCTAACTGTTCTAATTGTTCCATTTGCCATTTTTGTAATTTTCTAAACCTTCCTCCTTTTGGTCTTTTTAACTCAACAAAATAAATTCTTCCTCCTGGTAAAATAACAATCCTATCAGGCACTCCATCGTTTCCGCTACTTTCAAACTTGAATGCTTTTCCACCTATCTTTTTAACCTCTTTTTTAAGTTTTTCTTCTACCGAGTTTTCAAGCATTTTTATCCTTTCTAGTTTTAAGGTTACATTCTTTTTATTTTTTCTAACGCATATATGTAATTAGGCGTTTTAGGCATATTAGCCACTATTGTTTTTGTCTAAATTCACATGAAGCTTAGAAATAAATGTAACTTTGTAACCTTTGCCATTTTTTTAATTGATTTTTTCGTATCTATAACCTAAAGGTTATAAGGCTTTAATTTTTAAGGGTAACATTCAGGGTTACATTTTAGGTTACATTATTTTTTTTGTAACTTTTATTAAGTTAATAATGTAACCTTAATGCTAATTTGTAACCTTTCGAATGTAACCTCTTTGTAATCCATAAGGACCATACTTTTTTGGACCTTTGGTTGATTCCCATCCAGGTATTCTAGATAAACATTCATTGATTTCGCGTGATTTAGCTTTTGTTATTAAAGCCTTATTCTGTT